TTCACTAAAGTTTTGAAACTGTAATTCCATAATAGCTTGTTTCTTATTTCTAAGAACCAATGCTCTTTGTTCTTTGTAGTATGGTGCGTTAACAACATCTCTTTCAATAAGGTCATCTAATGAAGCAAGAACAGCTTTGTCCATTTCATCTGCTTCTTTAAATTTACCACCTATTCTATTTTCATAAGAATCTTGTATTTGATTATCAATGAGAACTCTTTGCTTTTCATTAGCCGCTTCTTCTTGTTTCTTGAAAGCTTTAAGCTTTAAATCATTTGAATGCTGTACAACTAAGCCTGCTGCATTTGTTGCGTAATCACCTGCTACTTCTGCATATCCATTTGCACGTAGGGTATTAACAGTCTCAGTAATATATAAATTAGATTGAAACTCAAAGCTTACAGGATCATCTTTATATGTTCTATGTAACTCAGAAATTTTATTACTTGTGTCTAACTGTAATTCATTTGCATATCTTTTTCTTAGTTGTGGTGTAGCTGCATCTTTAGCAACCTTACTAAGTGATTCAGGCAATGCTACAAATTGTAACTTGCCTTGCTCGTCTCTAGTTTGCAGTGAAGCAACATAATCTTTACCTATTTTTTCCTGCTCAACTACTGCATCCTCAAATCCCATCCTTGACATTTGATCGCCAAGGTTAGCTATCTGTTCATATACTTGACTTTCGCCTGTGCGTGTATCAATAATACCTCTAGGTCTATTAACAAAAGATGTAGGTTTTGCTTTTAGAAATTCTACCATTATGTAAAGATTCCACTTCCACTTATTCTACTAGGATTAAATCTTAAAGGGCCAGTGCCTGTGACTGATGCAGTAGGAACTGATCCTGATATTTTTGAGTACTGATTACCTGCACTTAATAAACTGCTTATAGCTGATATCGTACCTGCTCTCCTAGCATTCCTTGCTCTCATGCCTGCTATTTGTATAGACATAGAACGTTGACTTTGATCAGTAAGATATTGCAATCTTGATCTATCTTCTAATGTTGTTGCTTCTTTTAATATCTTTTGTTTAATAGCTGCGAGTGATCTGTCTTCATCTCTACCCATTACACCTGCCAATGATGCATTAACACCAAGCATTACATTTAAGTTTTGCATACGTATATTATGTTCCTGCATTGCAGTAACTTTGGCATCTTTCTTTTGTTCTTCTAACTGTGCTGCTTGTGCCCTAGCTTCTGCTGCTCTTGCCTTGCCTGCTTGCATTGCACCATATGCACTAACAACTGCACCTGCTACCATCCACCAACTCATCCGAATGCTACCTCCACTACCATACCATTAATGTCTAAACTAAAAGGATAACTCTGTGATACATTCACTCTTGGATCACGACTATACCCAAGTATCCTAAACTCTTCTTTGCCTGTTACTGGTACTCTTTCATTAGACATATCATCAGTAACATTCCTAAAAACAAGATCATTGTTATTTACAGAAACTGCTAGAGTAGAATACAAATCTAAAACAACTCTACTAATTCTTCTAGGCTCTCCGGTAAGTGGCCCACCAATAATACCTGCATCCACTGGCAAGGTCTTGATGAGAGGAGTGAATGCATAACCTATATAGCCAGTGGATACATTTGATTTAGCTAATGATGCATCTATTTGTCCTCCGGCTATAGTAAACTCACCAAGATAATCATTACCACTAATTGCTTTTACAACAGCACCATTTGAAAAGTGTGATGTCAATCCACTGAATACACTGCTTGATGCACTAAACTCATCACAAAAGTCCATTGGCATATCTACCTGAAACTCTTCTAAAAATAACTTGTCTGATCCTGAACCATCATCTCTTGAAGCAACGACAAATAATCTTTCAAATACACTACATATTGAATGCCACTTGCCTGCCGTATCCCACAATGTCCATCCTGCTTTATTGTCTCCTCTAATAGAATAGAACACAGCTATAGTACCATCACTATTTAAAAGAAAAGCATATGATTCACTTCTGTTTAATGCACCTTTAATAGATGTTTGCTGTACAGGATTTAGTATTAGATGAGGTGCAAGACTTGACACAGCTACTGAGGTATAAGCTTGTTCAGCATCTGTAAACAAAAACTCTCGCAAAGCAGAACCAGTTGTTTGTATAAATAATGTAGCACCATCAAATACAGCAGGCCTTACAAACGATGCACCATATGGTGTTTGTCTGCGTATCTGTGCATTAGCAGGTGTAACTGGTTTATCTACTGGTGCTTGTACAAACAACTCTGCACCTGTAGTAAAGGCCTGTAAATCTCTGTTTGATACTAAATGTCTTACAGTAAATATCTCACCAACGTTTGCTGTAAGATCAAGTGCATCATTGTCTTCACCATCACCAACATCAAAGTTAAAATATTGCCCTGACTTACTACCCCATATACCATCAGGTTGTGCTAGTGTACCACCAAACCATAATCTATTTTGATGAAAAGTTACTGCAGCCGGAAATCCACGAACAGCAGAATAGCTTTGCTCTTGCCATTCAGTTGTAGCTGATCCAGTCTCAACCCTCGGTCTGCCACCACCATCTTCTGAAGAGGTTGCCTCATGGCTTGTAGCTACATTAAATTCATATGTATTTTCATCTATTACAGCAGTTATAGTTTGTGTACCATTTAATCTTGTAATACCTATACCACCTACAGTTCCTGCCCTGTCGATAATAATTGTAGCACCTACGGATAATCCATGTAAGGCATGCGTTACTTGAACAGTTAAACTATCCTCTGTTGTTTTAAAAGCATTTAAATCTAATTGCTGTCTAAGCGTTCCATAAATAGTGGCTGTTACAGTTGTTGCATTTGTATAACCAGTAATCTCTGCCTCGGCAGTTCCTATCTTAAGATATACACCAACATGATCTGATGTAAAATAATCAGCACTAGTTGTTAAAGTAACTCCACTACCACTTGTAGCACTGGCTGATATAGTTACACCTAATGCTTGAAATGGATAATAAGGCTGAAAGACATGCTCACTATTACTTGACGATTCAAAATTAAAAGTTTGAACAACAAATGTTGTTAAGCCTGTACGAACAATTTTTCTTGGTGCTATTGTTTGATGACATATAAACATAACGTCACCTTGTTGTGCAAAAGTATATTCTTCTAAGTAAGGTGCAGAGGTTGTATTCACTAACCAACTTTGCCCAGTTAAAGCCTGTATCGATGATATAGCACCAGTTGTAGGACTCACTTGAAATATTTCTATACGTGTATTGCTAAATGCTATTATGTATTGTTCATCATCTGAAAATGAAAAAGGTTCTATACGAACTGTTTGTCTAAGGTTTGAATCATAAGACGGACTGCTTCCAAAGTTATGCCATCTTTTTGTTCCGGGTCTTTTAGTTACTCCACCCTCGCCACGTATAAAAAAATTACGCACTCGTTCTGCTGAATTTTTATATATAGGTGAATCGGTTCTTGATGTTAACGAAGGACTAATTTCACCAAACTGGAAACTATTTTGTGGTATTCTAATCCTTGCCATTAGCTTAACCTATTTGTTCTAAACCTCGTGGTTGATAATACCCTTGATGTTTGTTGTTGACCATCTAAGTTTCTAGCTTTGGCCATAAGTCTTTCAGCTTTAACTTCCATCATTTCCATAAGTTTGTCATCTCTAGCTATCGCTGTTGCAAATACCGAAGCTAGTGAATACTGCACAGCAAGTGAAAAGTATGATGGAAAGTCTACCTCATCTGCCCTGTAAGTATAGTCAGCTATCAAAGTATCGTTTGTAGTTGAGTCAGAAAAAACCTTATCACCATATACAGTATACTGTATTTTATTATCGTTTATTGTAACAGCATGTAGCATCAACAAATTACTTGGTAACTGATGTGCTATATCAAATCTGCCTGTAGGTGTATCTGTAAGCTGATTAAGAACTGCCTGCTCTGTAGCAAATCTCCACCTGCATATACATAAAGAGGACCTAACGACATCCTCATACATGTTAGAGGCTACCAATGCTTCTGTTGAACTACTTTCAAATGAAGTGATTGGCTCTGCACCAATAAGCACTAAGGCTCTTGATGCTATGTCTAACGCTGAGTTGGATGC